TTAGATCTGAAAGTGTATGTTGAATGCGTACCTTTGTTGATCCTGATGTAGCAGCGCATGTCCAACCACCAGTTTGTACTGCTGTAGCAGATGATGCTCCAGCAACAGAAACAGCAGTTACCTGTGCACTATACTTTGTAGTATCAGCGGTTGGAGTAACTCCAGCCAATTGATTACCAGCAGCATCCTTGACTACGAAATCATAGGTGCCTGTACGTGTTCCACCAGCCTGTGCAATGTCTTCACCAGAAACTACAATAGATGCAGCCTGACCAGTAAATGTAATTGACTTAGTTGCTAGAGTTGTGCCATTAAATGTAACAGTAATTGTAGTTGCTACTGGCTTGTTAGCATTAGCAGTACCTTGAGTTACATAAAGAACTCCTGCCACACCAGTCTTTGCTGCTGCATTAACTTGTGTAGTTGGTGCCCCATCCCATGATACTACTGCGCCATTTGTTGCAGTTGCCTGAATTACGCCATTAGTTGATAGCGCTGCTGCATAAGCATCCATTGCACGAACATTTACATATCCTGTGCTAGCGTTAACAACGGTTGTGGATCCAGCAACATCTGCATTAGATGTTAGAGTTCCTTGTGTTGATGTATCTTGTACACGAACATAAGAATCTGCTACAGACAAAACGTTTGTCTTTGCAACAGTTCCAGCATAAATTGTTTTGATATCAACTGTAGAAGTGGCTGATCCAACCTTCTTCTTTTGAGTTACTGTTACAGTGCCTGCACCGTTAACAGTTAACTTAACATTTGTAGGCAATACAACCGCTGTTGAAGTTGTTGCTGTAAATGTAAATAATTTACCTAAATTGGTAAGTGTAACCCCTGTAGGGTTTGATCCTGCTGCTGTGTAATCAGTAAATGTAGCAGGTCCAGAAATCTCTAGTGAGACATTGTCGTCTGCTGTAGCAGCCAAAGATTCGCTAGTTGTTAATGCAACTACTGCATTTACTCCAGCCTCTGCTTTGGTTGTGTCTGCTAATACTGTTACACCACGAGCACCTGCAGCCAACGAATCGGATAATACATATCCGTTAGTTACTGCCGCTTGAGCCTGTGGAATTGCAACAAAGAACGTGCTTGCTACTGCTGCAGCCGTAACAAGTGCTATTCTCTTGAATGAATTCATTTTTCTCCTTGTTTGTTTTATATTAAGTTAAGTTTATCTAAGAAATCCTTAACGTCGTCAGGCATTTCTCGATTATCTAATTCTACCATACGTTGCTGTTTCTCCGCAAGTCGAGTTGAAGAACTCCAAGTATGGACATCTATCTCTGTATTATTAGTCTTTTGTGTATGAGATATTGCTCCGAATACCGCCCCACAAACGGCATCGGCTAGATCTTTTGATTTTTTGCGAGGGTGGTCAACCCTATTGCCTTTCATTATTTTTAATTCTGACATTTCTTCTAGCAGAATTGGAATCATAGGTATCGCAACACGCTCTTCATAAATCATCATAGCCAAATCTTCATAATGTTTTTTAGCAACAGATACAGTTTCTGTTCTAATTCCAACGGCTTGTAGTTCATTTTGAATATCAAATGATTGCCAACGGTCAAAAGAAACCATGCCAATATTAAAACCTTCTCTACGAAGATTAATAATCCATTGCTTTACTTCTGATAAATTAACTGGTCCTTCTGCTCTTGGCTCCCACCAGGCAACGGCATCAACAACTACAATTGGGGCTACCTGCTCATAATCTTTTATAACTTGAATGTTAACCCATTTGTCAACATGTGCAATAGCAACGGCACACTTGTCATGTTTTTGTGCAAGGTCAGCATGAATATAATATACTTTTTCTGGATCTGTTTTAAAGGTTTCATCAAATCTTCTAAAAGAGTCTAGTGGGTTTCTAGTGTTCATACATTTTTCTAATTTTTCTTTTTGTTTAAAAAATGCATCAGATGCAAAAGTTGGAACGCAAGCAAAGCGCATCATTGCATCACCCAAGTCTGTATAAAATGCTAGTTTAAAATCATCTATTTTACGAGTAGGGTTTACTTCCCAAGTAGGTCTTTTAAGGGCTAAGATTTTTGGAACTTTGTATGAAACTATGTCGTCTTCTTCCCAATTAATCTCAAACTGATTGTTTGGATCATCGTGTGGTAAATTTTCATTCATAATAAAAACGTGTTTTTTTTCAATAGTTTCTTTTTCTGCAATCACATCATCATATCTTTTAGAAATAAAGTCTCCTTGATAGCGAGGAAATGAAAGCAATACAACTTTACCAAGATCTGGGAAACGAGAATCTACAGAGCCACGAAATGCTTTATAAATATTTTCTGCAGTCTTGCCCTGTTCATTACCAGTGCCAACCTCACTAGCAAAACCAGAAATTTCATCAAGGACTGCAAGTAATAAATTTAAACCTTCATGTGATTCTCTTTCTGAGTGTCCAGAATAAACAGTAATTGATTTATCAAACTCTACTGAGTCTGCCTTAGCATTATACTTACCTGCAAACCATGGTGATTTTTCAATCTTTGTTTTAAAACCTTTAAAGAAAACATTCTTTGCTTGTTGAGCGTTAATAGCAACGTTAATTAAATCTATTGCATCTCCACTTGGTTTTCCGAAATATCTTGCAGGATCTTTGAGACATAATAACTTATAAACAATATAAGCGCAAGCAACAGTAGAGGTGAAATCTTTACCAGAACCTTTGCCCAATTGTAGGATGATTTCGTTTTTTGTGTATTTTTCATAGTATCTTGCTCCTTCTACAGATCCATACAGTTCTTGTAAGTCTTCTTTTTTGTATACCTGGCTCATTGCCTCTACAATGTCATATTGAATTGAAGATAGGGGTGGTTGCCCTAAATAGTCAGAAGACTCTACAAATGTCTTAGCATCTACTGGCTTTTCTTCAAAGTGATTTTCTTTTAGTACTTCAAGAAAGTCATTGAACATCGTGGACAATTGTAATCACCTCTCCTTCTTTAGCAATCTGAGAAAGGCGTTGCATAATTAAATCACGAACCTCTGGGTGTGTTGAAGCAATCTCTCTAAGAATTTCAACTAGGACTTCTTGCCGTCTTTCAATTTGAACCATCTCTTCTGCAAGTTCTTTGTTTTCTAACAAACCAGCCTTTTGCAACATTTCAATTCTAGATTTTTCAATATCCATAACCAACTTAATTGCTTGAGTCTTTGCGCTAAGATTATTTGTCATTGATGCTTCATCAATAACCTCATAGGACTTAGAGATAAGTTTACTATAATGTGTATCTGCAGCGGCAAGAGCCTCTTTAGCACGAGCACGAATTGCATCATTGGCAGATGCCATAACCTTCCACTCATTAATTAATGCGACAACACGAGTACGTGGAATGTCTAATTCTTTAGATATTTTTGTTGGATCTTGACCTTTAAGATACTCTGCTACAACTTTATTTACTTCATCAAGATGTTGTATTAGATCTGCTTCAGTTGTCATTTTTTTCCTTTGCTATTTTAAGCAATACTAAATATCCAATAAGGTCATCTATGTCATTGTCTCCAACATAATCTGTCCCTTTCATAAGTCTGCTTAACTTGTCATCAATTCTAACTCTAAGTTGTTCTACTGGATCTGCCTTGCTAAAAATTCTAACAGGATCTAAAGCAGAATCCCCATATGCAATATTTTTATCAATGAGCATTTGTGCAATTCCATGACAGGTTGACCAAATTTCTGTCCCAGAGGGCGCACTAATAGAGTGAAGGTATAAGTCTTCACACTTAAAGTTTTTTACATCTTTGTATACTGGTTTTAACTTCATCTTCTTGATTTCCTTAATCCAAATTTAGCAAGATAAACATAGATTGTTTCTACGCTTGCCCCGCACTCTTTGGCAATATCTTCTGGAGATTTTTTATCCATAAGATATCTCTTACGAAGCCAAACCTCTGACTTATACAGTTTACCACTCATAGTACTATTTGTCAACCCCTATTGCTTTATTCCAATTATTGATAGCCCAATGACCGATACCACAAGCATCAGCAACGTCATTGTCGTTAATAGTTTTATCATAAATGATTTCAATTAGTTTCATTGTCCTTTCTTTTCTAAACTGCCGTTCAAATGTTTTATACCAAGAATCTGACTTGCCAGGATTTTGTGATCTAAGGACTAACTGCTCTTCTTTTGTTAACTTTTTATTACCTAAATAATTTTGCCAGGTAATTGGTGAAACTTTTCCAAAAGACTCAATGCCAGACAAACTAGCAGCCCCAAGCAGTGCACCCTGAACTAATGCTAAATCAGCAGCAGTTTTAGGGCTGTTCATATAGACAGTATGTTCAATAACAATAGCATCTACTGATTTAAAATATTCAAATAAAGCCTTAGATTTTTTACAAGCATCAGCAACTTTGTCATAAATATCGTTACCTTCAAATTTTATTTTACCAATATCTCCAAGGTTTTTGTTTACATAAAAAGCAAAAGCAAGACTGTTAGTGCTAGCATCAATAGCACAAATATTTTTAGGCTGAACCTCTACGCCCCATTTATTCTTGCTCATAGTCAAAAAATCCTTTTATTTGTTTTAACATTTTGTCTACTTCTTTTTTACTTACATTGCAGTTAGAGCAAAATCCAGAATCATTATAGATAGACAACTGCTGACCGCATCCACCAAAACATTTTCTAACTTTGCCAATTCGTTTTTGTCTTTTTGTTATTTGATATCGTTCTACAATTTTATCTTTTGTGGCAGCGTCTCTACACTCTGCCCCGCAGTAAATTTGATAACTTACGTTGGGGGTAAAAGCACTATTACACTTTTCACAAAGTTTCACTAAGCCCCTCAAGTGGTTTTATTTTAAGAACCCCTACTTCTGCCTCTGCACAGGCTTTTTGAATAGGACAACCTTTACAGATTTTAGAGTTAGACCTATATGTTTTAACTGGAATGTCCCTATCTGTCCAAGCCTTGCGAACTTGTCTCATCCAGTCAAATGCGTAATCAATCCATTTACGATATTCATCATTAACATGTACTGGCAAAGTTAATAGTTCGTGATTGTTTTTGTTTTCATAAATTAAAACGCCTTTGTCTTTCTTTAATATTTTCATATAAATAAGCAACTGCATTAAGTGTCCACCTTTAGGTTTCCTGCTTGCTTTTTTATATTCAAAACCATCGTTTGGCATTGTTTTAATTTCACCAAGAATAGACTGTCCTTTATAGTCAAGCATGACATCGCCATAACCAAAGATTGGCGGATCATCTGCTTTAACTGTAAACTCTAATGCAGGATGTTTTTGTTTGCCATATTTTCTTTCTGTCTCAAACTCCATAGTTTTATCAAGGATGTCTGCACTAATCATTGCATCCTGAATTCTATCGTGGCTTAACGTACCACTGTTTCTATTTGCTACACCATACGGATCTGCATTGTCATAAAACACTGCTCCATCAAATGCAAGATACCAGAAACGAGCACACTCTCCAGAACCCCAAGCCAATCCAGATGGTGAGAAAGAATACTTCTTAGTAAACTTTGGCTTAATGTCAGCAATATATCCTTGCTGAATGGCATCTACCAAACCTTCTGTATACCCAGTATCGTCATTGTGTATTGGTTCATCTTTTTTAATCATAATTTGTTTTAGTAAGTTTTTAGTCATTTTTATCCCTTGTTTTATATAAGTATACCAGGTTAGCGGATTATGTACTTGAGTGCTGATACCAGGTCGTTAATTGATTCTGCTGCCGTGAAATATATGTTTTTCTTTGCTCTGTCACTTTTGTCTACATTAGCCATCCAGGTTGCTCTAAATGACATCTTTGCTGCAATAGCCTGTAGTCTAACGATTTCTACAGTGGCAACATTAAGTGGCACATCTGGCTTTATGATTAGTTTAGCAATCATTGTTAAGGCAATTGTTAACTCCTCATCTTTCATGTAGTCAGCAATTTCAGTTAAACCATTGACCATGTCTATAGTTGTTCCTGCTGGCTGAACTTGTTCTGTCATTTTATTCCCCCTCTGTTAATTGTTCTAAAAGATCCATTTCAATTATAGCAAGTCTTACCTTTGTGTTGCCTTCGCCTAAAATAACAATAATAGCAGGAGACTTATCTGTCCCTGATTTTATTGAATCTGTTACAGCCTTAGCCCAAACATCTTTATTTAATGTAAAAGATTTACCAACTTCTTTAAAGTCAACAATAAAATTTCTCCAAGTTGCATCCCCTTTTTTATTATTGCGACCAGAGTTTTTATGCTGCTTTGCCCCAATCCTTTTTGATTCGCTTCTTTCACTCATCTATAAAATCCTTTTTCTTTTTTTTAAGTGGTATTAATCCAACCTTTGATATATGTTTTTTAGAACACATCCAAGTTGCATCTCCAGTTTCTCTCCAATATCTTAAAGATAAAACTTCTTCTTGACAAGTTTTGCATGGAAATTTTCCTGGGTAAACAGTAAATTCTTTAGACATTACTCAACTTATCTTTTAGTTGTTGTTGTAAATCTAAATCTTCCTTAATCCTATTAACTATTCCGTCTCTGCCTTGAACCTTTGTCCCATCATCAAGTTGATACCATGCACCAGTTCTACTTAATAAACCAACAGACTCTGCTGTATCTACAAGATCACCAATAGCATCAATACCAATGTTGTCTCCACGGAAATAAAAATCATATTCTCCTGATTGGAAACCTGGAGATGTTTTAGAAAATTGGAGTTCCCAGCGAATCTTTCTTCCTATTTTTTCTTCGATTAACTTATCTCCAATTTTTATTTTACCTTTGATTGCTTGGTTATCAGATTCTGATGAAAATAATTTAACAATACAAGATGAATAAAACTTGGTAGCCTGCCCACCAGATGGTTGCTGGCTAGTATACATAGCGCTAATATTATTTCTTGATTGTGAAATAAGAACAAGTAAAGTAGGCTTTACTTTATTATTGGCATAGTTAAGCATCTTCCAAGCATTACTAAAGTCTCTAGACTCTGCACCAATTTGTTTAGTATTTTCAAGAGCCTTCATCTCATCTGTATCTTTTTCAAAATAAATTGCTGGTAGCATAGAAGTGATAGAGTCAACAACAATTAAATCAACTCCAGCATTCATTAAGCCAACGCCTACGTCTACCATATCGCTAATAGTACGTGCCTGTGAATAGATAAGTTTTGTTGGATCTACCCCAAGTTGTCTAGCCCAATCTTCAGAGTATGACATTTCTGAATCAATCCAAGCACAAACCTTGCCTTCTTTTTGTGCTAGAGCAATCATTTGTAAACACATTGATGACTTAGCAGAAGATTTACTTCCCCAGATAAGTACCTGTCTTCCATATGGAAGTCCTCCACCTAGTGCACGGTTTAATCCATAACTTGGTGTTGGCTGGTATTCAAAAGTAATACCTTCTCCAGTACCTAAACGCTTGCGTATTCTTGGGTCTAATTGTGACAATACATCTTCTATACTAACTGACATTTACATCCTCCATTATAACTGTTCCGTCTTTAGTTTTACCAAAACTAAACTTATATGCCTTACCTTCTTCTATATGCATGTATGCTTTTGGAAATGCCGTTGGAAATACTGTAACAGAATGCAAGTCTCTTGCGGTATCTGCTAATGTAAGTGAAGCCATTTTTTTACCAGCCTTTGTAATTCTTGGCTTGAATGAAACAACAAACATTTCGTCTTCTGTATAAGGCAATTGCTTGTAACTTAAAAATTTAACTAAAGCATTTGAAGATGCTTTTATTTCGTCAACAGGAACTGCAGAGACAATCCTATTATCATTAGCAAGAACCAAGTAAGTACGACCTGTCTCAATAGTCGTTCCTTCTTCATCAAATATACCAACAGACCCAGTCTTGTCCAAAATTTCAACTCTTGACCATCCCTTTCCTCGTTTGATTGCTTTAACCATACCCAAAAGAATAAAAGATCCCTTTTCTTCAAATGAATCTATGTCTTGAATAAATGCATAGTAATGAGAGGGAATTGTTATATTAAACTCTGGAAGGTTTAAGTATTCATAAATATTTTCTTTAATTTCAGAATCATTTCTAGGATTATCTGAAAAGGTAGCAGCACCTATAACTCTTAAGGCTTGCAATGCACGACTATTAACTCCATTACCTTTTGTAAAAGTAAACTCTTCAAGTTCTTTATAAGAATTAAATGGTCTTGCTGCAATGTATTTTGCTGCAATATTATTTGAAATATACTTAATGCCAGTTAAGCCAAAACGAATTCCTTTACCTTCAATTTTAAAATCAAAGTCTGAATCGTTAATGTGTGGCAGTTTAACTGAAATGCCCATACGCTTTGCTTCAATGAGATATTCTGTACGACCATCTTTATCTTTTTCATTTTTAAGAAGAGCAAACATAAATTCAAGTGGATAGTAGTATTTTAACCACGCCGTCCAATACGAGAGCGTAGAATAAGCAACCGCATGACTCTTGTTGAACGAATATCCCGCATGCGCTTCAAAGTCATGCCATAAATCACGAGCCTGATTGGGAGCAATATAGGCAGAAGCACCAGCAATAAACTGTTCTTTATAAACGTCGAACTCTTTCGCATCTTTCTTCTTTCCAATGATTTTACGAACCTTGTCAGCATCAGACATTGACATACCACCTAAGTGAACGCAAGCCTGCATAACCTGTTCTTGATATAGAATACACCCATATGTATCATCTGTGAATTCTTTCATAATTTGGTGGGTATAGGAAACATTCTGCTTTCCATGTTTACGAGCAATGTAGTCTTTACCAATAGTATTCATGGCTCCTGGACGTACTAGAGCGTTAGAGGCTGCAAGTTCGTTAAAGTTCTTTACGCCCATCTTAACTAAAAGATTTGTATATGGTGTTGCTTCACATTGAAATACACCCTTTGTGTACCCGTCAGAAAGCATCTCATAAACTTTTGGATCTGCCATATCAAGAGATAGTAAATCAATTTCTTGATAGTGGTTTTCTTTAATCATTGCAACTGCATCTTGAATTACGCTAAGAGTTTTTAACCCAAGCGCATCAATTTTAATAAGACCAATTTTTTCAGCCTCTTCCATATCAACTCCAACAACTGGAATTCTTTCATCTGAGCCAGGAGAAGAGCGAGTTTCTAATGGAGCGTACCTAAAGATTGGATTTTTACTAGTAACAACACCAGCAGCATGGATACCAGTTCCTCTGATACGACCACGCAGTTGTTCTCCATATATTTCTACTTCTGGATATTTCTCACGAAACTCTAGTGTTGTTTTTGAAGTGCAATATTCATCCCATGTATCAACTAGTTTTAAAACTTTATTAACATCTGTAAGAGGAATGTCTAATACTCGTGCAACGTCTCTTACCACACCTTTATCTTTAAACTGTAAAAATGTAGCAATAGATGCAACGTGTCTATACTGTCTAACTAAATAATCTTTTACTTCATCACGACGTGTATCTTGAATATCTGTGTCAATATCTGGAAAGTCATTACGGTCTGGATTAATAAAACGGAAAAATAAAAGACCATGCTCTATTGGGTCAATTGTTGTAATGCCAAGTAGATAGCAAACCAAAGAACCAGCAGAAGATCCACGTCCTGGACCAACTAAAATATTTTCTTTCTTTGCCCAATTAATCATATTACTTACTACAAGAAAATAAGGTGCAAACTTTTTATTACGAATAATTTCAAGTTCTTCCATTAAACGAACTTCATAAATATCATTACCTAGCCAATTAGGATTTAATCTTTTTTCTTCTAAAGCAGCAAATGCTAGGTTTGATAACTCTTGATCTGGATTTTTATATTGAACTGGAAGTAAGTCAAGACCATCTTTAATATCATAGTCTTCTACTGTGTCTGCTAGTAATAATGTGTTTGAGTATATGTCTTCTCTATCAATACCCTGCTTTTCCATAGCAGCCTTGATTTCATCATAAGATAATAAGTGGATATCAAATTTATTAAAAGTGATGTCTCTATCTTTGCCATAAAGATAATCAAGTCTATCCATCATAAAAGAGTGCTTTGTAGATTTTGAATAAGTTATGTCTTTTTGAACCTTGGCATGCGTGTTTAATAAAAGTTTAAACTCTTGAACTTCTTTTTGTGAGGGATCAACATGATGACAATCTGGCGTAACAACTACCTTTATTTCAAACTCGTCTGCAAGTTCAATCAAATATTTATTTATTTCAGGGGCATTGTGTGGCATAACTTCAACATAGTAATCGCTACCAAAGTTGTCCTTAAACCATTGAAGGTGCTTCTTTGCAAGTGCAAACTCTTGTTCCTCTAATGCCTTAACAAGAACGCTACTTGGACAGGCAGATGTAACAATAATGCCTTCTTTATATTTTTGTAGTATTGCAAAGTCAAACCTTGGTTTTTTAAAGAATCCATCAGTCCATGCAATTTCACTAATTTTGTTAAGATTTTCTAAACCCTTTTGGTTCTTGGCTAGAAGGATAATGTGGTTATAGACAAGATCTTGTTGACCTTCTCTTTCAGACTTATCTCTTTTATCAGATATGTCTGCACACATGTATCCTTCTAGACCAAGGATAGGCTTTACATTATTTGCTTTTGCAATACGGTGCAGTTCCCTATGCCCAGATAAAGTACCGTGGTCAGTGATTGCTATTGCTGGCATCCCTAACTCAACTGCACGGTGCACATATTCTTCTGGAGTAGCAACACCATCAAATAATGAATAGTGTGTATGTAAATGTAAGCCTACGTAATTCATCTTACCAGTCTGTGTTGGTAGCAGATGAAGATGTTGGACCGTCAAAGCCTAAATAAAATGCCTCTTGTTCAGCATAAGGAATTTTCTTTAGTGCTAACTCAAGTGGATAAGGCTTAATTGCTGCCCAGTCAAATGGTTCTGTGTCTGGTGCGCCTGGAATGGTTGTGTAACTTGTTTCAGTACCCTGACCATTACGCTTTACTTTCCAGATTACGTTTGATATGCTACCTGTTTCAAGTGCATACTCACGAATTGTGTTAAATGCTGATTGCTTGCTTACACCCATTGACCAAATAGCCACATAAGGTGCCTCAATGCCATCGTCAACTAGAACATTGCAATAGAAACGAAGACGTGCTCTCCAGCCAGCCTTTGGATCCTTGCGGTGCATCTCTTCTGCCCAGTCACGACCTTCTGTTTCCATTGTGTCTACAGCCTTGCGCTTGTAGTCCTTTGGATTTGTGTGTTCTTTTACAACTAGAGCAAGACCACGATCTGCATTATAGTTTGCAGAGTCTTCATCTAGTTCCTCAATGAAACGGATTTTTACTGATTGACCATCGGCAAGTTTTAACCATCTTACCTTTGGAGAGTTTTCATCATACTTTGGCTTGTCGAGCAGGGCATTAATATTTTTGAGTCCCTTTACTACGCTCATATTTTTCTCCTTCTGTTTGTTATTTTAGTTTAGCATAGATGATATAGATTTGTCAAACTGAAACTCAATGCTTTTAATTGCATCATCATCCATATCTCCTATGTCTTTATATTTTTTATCTATGTTGATTACGCTAACCAATGAGCCAAGTTTTTCAATTAACTTATCTCTCATTATTGATCCAGCATCATCATTGTCTGCAACAAGTACAACGCTATTGAAGTACTTTTCTAACAACTTAATCTGTGACGCAGATACGTTAGCCCCCAGTGTTGCAACTGCTGGGAATCCTACTTGGTCTAGTCTGATTGCATCAAAAGATGATTCAACAACATATACTAGACTAGATGTTTTAACTCTATGTAAATTAAATAATATTTTACCTTTTGGAAGTCCTGGAGTATTTTTAAACTCTTTGCCTTCAACTGATCTACCAACAAACCCAAGAGTCATTCCGTCTGGAGAATGAACTGGTATAGTAACCATATCTTGTTTTTCAGAGTATCCTAAAGAAAACTTCTTTACTGAATCTTCTGTTATAAGCCTATTAGAATAATATCTCATTGCTCTTGGAGATTCTAATGCTTGGTTGTTTAATCTTTTAATTAATACCTCGTCGTATTGAATAAAGTCTGGTGGGGCATACATAGCCTTGTTTATTACACTCTCAATGTTTGTTTCTGTTTCTTTACTTTTTATATACCGTGCTGCTTCAAAGTATGTTCTACCAGTTATAAACATAACAAATTCTTCAAGATTTTTTGTGGTTTGGCAACCAAAACAAAAGAATAGCCCACTATCTTTTGCAACCTCAGCAGCAGGCGTTCTTGTATTATTGTGATATGGACAATAAATAATAAAGTCATTGCCAAACTCTGCCTCTATATCAACTCCTGCACCATTTAAAACTCTTTGAATTTGTTCTTTACTATAAATGTTACTTGCCATCTTCGTAATCCTTATACCTATAGTAACCTTTATCGAAATCTACTTGTACTAAAAAGTCTCCCATAAAACCATTTCTATTTTTTCTAAATACGCACTCAATAATATCACTATTAGTTGCACGACCTAATGCCATAACCCAGTCAGCATCGTAAGCAATCTGTCTAGACCACGCAGTTTGTCCAAGTGTTGGAGCACTGCTTAAATCTTTTACATCATCAGGAGTAGCAGATGAAATAGCAATGATAGGAACTTCTTCGCCAATAGCCATTAGTTTAAGTTCTCTTGAAAGGTTCTTCATACGTACCGTTTCATTTTCAGACTTTTGATTTGGAGACATAAGTTGTAGATAGTCAACAATAACAAAGTCTGGTTTGTATTGGTCTATCTTTCCACGAACTACGGATGGGTTAACTTCACCACCATTGTCATTTGAAATAATATGAAACTCTGGCTTGCCTGCCACTTTGTTAGCATGCCAACTCTTAAGCATATCAAGTTCTACTTCACCATTGCTTAGTTTGCGATGAGACCAAATGCCCTCACCCATAATTGCAAATACACGATTACGAACTTCAGTCTCAGACATTTCTAAAGATATTACTAATGGAGACTTACCCTGCTTCCATGCTTGAACTGCAAAATAAAGAGCAAGCCAAGACTTTCCAATTCCTGGATATGCAAGAAACACACCAAGTTGTCCTGGCATAATTCCAGAAGGAAGATAATTATCAAATCCTGGTAAACCTGTTTTAATTCCAACCTGACCAGTTAATTTTTGTTCCTGAATCTTTTCAAAATATGCAAGGGCAGAATCAAGATCCGTAGCATCAATATCACGAATAGCAGAAGTATTTTTCTTTAATTCAGAGGTTTTTGTAATAAGTCCATTAAGTGCTTCTGTGCCATTGCCACCTTGCACTTCACCTGCTGCTGTTCTTAAGATGTCTTTTAGACTATCATTTAAATATTCGGTTTGTAATTCTTCAAGGTGATGTTTTGTTGCTCCAACACCTTCTACTGGAACAAAGTCTCTAAATTTTTCTACAACTAAAGATGCTGGTGGAATAGATCCATTATTATCAAAATATAAACGAATAAAGTTCCATACATCGTTATGGGTTCTAAGAAGGTTTTCTACGTTGGCTTGTAATAATACATGCATTTGTTTATCTTGTAATACCGCTGAAATAACTCTTGCTTCTGTATTATTCACTTAACCACCTTCTTGCTAGTGTTCTTCTCTCAGTTCTTTCTTTAATATCTTTTTCTACATCTAGTTTACCATTAAGAATTTTTTCTGCATTATAAGCAAAATAGTTCCAACTAGGTTCTTGTGCAATACTAAAATAATATTCAAGTAAATCATAACAAGCAGAAATACCATACGACTGTATAAGGGAGTCAGCGGACCACTGCTCTACGTTTAAATTTAAAGATGGCTTTTTCTCATACTTTGCGGTATGCAACTTGCTATATCTGCTAAGCAAAGCCATACGGTCTTTGCGTTCAGCCATTACTCTAGTTCAGCAGCCTCTGATTGAGCCTCTTTAATTTTTTCTGTTAGTTTATCTTCAACAAACTTATATACTCTCTCAAAAGCCTGCTCTGTGTTTTCACCTTCACGCTTAGAGTCAACTACGCCAAGATCAAGTCTTAATGACTGGAAATTGCCTAAGTTAAGAGTATAGCCAAGTGTTATTGATACTTTTGTATTTTCGTTTTCCATTACCCCACCTATTCTTGAATTTAAATATTCTCTGACCAAACAGGAATAAATCTTCCATCTTCAGTCTTCGTATATGTAAGTATACCGTCACCCATTCGCCTTGTCAACTCTTGGCTTGTAGGAATACTATTATTTGTTATTAATCCGTCTTTTCTGGGTTGCCCCATATGTCTAGATCCCAGTATAGCACGTATCTCTTTTATGTGCTCTTCTGAGTAATAAGATCTTATTTGCCAACCTCTTTGACCATTTACCTTTGCTCCAATTGGTGGTGGTATAATTCCATTTTTAATTAATTTGGGCATATACTTTCTATGACGATTAACTAATTTAGCAGTCTCTGCAACTGTATATGCTCTTTGTCTGTTTTTTCTAAAATCTGTACGAAGACAAGTTTCAAGTCTATCCTTAGTAATATTATAAAACGTAACCATTCCAGTAGAACGAGAACTATGATATAAGCGCACCAAATCTCCGTTTAAAAACCAGAGTTTTTTACTACCCTTTATTACAGGGTCGTTATTGTATTGTTGGCTCTGGATTTTTCCCTTTGCAGTATCCATCTACCTTGCCCACTTTCTGATGGAGGATGAAAAAAATTACGTGAACCGCACAACATACAAAATGTTTCTAAATGATCTACACTGCTATATTGTCTGTCAACAAACATACGACCATTACATTTTTTACAAAAAATCATACCCCGTCCTTATTTTTAATTTGGAATGCCAATAATTATTAAATTAACGGCTAAAGATAAGTCACCAGAAGCACCGAATCTAACAACTCCCTCTACCTTTGATGTTGTTACTGTTTTTAAAATAACGCTTACATTTTGTCCAGCAGGAGTGTTTCCTATATTTACTGGAGTTGCTGTTGCTATTGGTTGATATTTAAAATCACTAGGAAAGTCATAGGAAAAAGATTTTTCAGATGCTGCGGTAACAGTAGAGTTGTTTGCTACTTCTACATAGCCACCTATCATACGGACCTCAGATGTCTTTACGCTTTGTTTTCCAGCACTAACTGTATCAACTGTTGTATAGTTATAGGTTGCTGAAGAAACCTCTGTAGATAACTGATTTACTGTATCAACTAACTTATAGATGTATGGAACATCTAAAGGTTGACCACGCTCTGGTAACGGTACTTTTGCCATTTATTCCTCCTATTTAATTATACCAAAGACTCTACGCCAGAGTCGAAGATAACTAACGATTCTTTTACTTCTTTTACTGATGACGCTATTTGTACTTTTACATGAACTGACGTTGTTCCTGTATTTAAAAATGAATATGTGTGTATTGGGCTTGTTCCATGATAAAAAAAAGATCCAGCATCAAATTTTACAAATATGTCATATGCTGGTCTATTTAGTTCATCATCCCAAGCAGCGGTAATGATAGATGATGTTATAGATAAAGCACCAATAACTGTTTCTGTAGGCACTGCATTTGTAACAAATGTTGGAGACCAATGAGAAGTTCTGTTTTTATCTTCAGAAATAATTCTATATCTTACAACATACCCTGCGGTTTCTGAGTCAACTGGTGGCAAAGATTCTTTTGGAACAATTGCTTTTTTAACAGCCATTAGGTTACACCAATTGAAAATCTAAACTCAACATAGTTGCTAGTATTAGGAGACTTAACAATTGTTTCTGCATTGTCATTTTTAATAATTGAATATCCAGTTAAGCCATAAAGCGGATTAACTGTAGCAATATTTTCTAGTCTCATTGCATCTAAGGCTATGTAGTAATTTTCTGAAGGTACTCCACTATCAATAACACATGCATATATTTTAACTACAGTTACGGCATCCCAAGTAAAATTTGCACTTGTATAAAGTTCTTGTAGTTGCTTTGATATTACAAAATATCTGTTTGTTTCAAAATCTGCAATAGAGTTTTCTAGATTACCAGAACTTCCATGATTAATTTCTGCTTCAAACCTTGCAAACTCTCCAGTAGTAGTATCTGTTGATGCAAAGTCAACTAAAATTCTAATTGTTTCTGGAATTGCACTGGAGTTTCCATTTTTACTTATTAAAGAAAATGCCAACCTAAGTTCATCTATTGGAGAGTTTCTTGTAAAATCAATATTCGCTCCAGTTAAATGAATATGGTTTGATCCTTCTTCAATTACAAAGTGATCAAGAGTCGGACCACTATCTTCGCTTACTGTAAGATCTGAGTCATCTCCTTGAATTAAAATTACGTTATTTAAAAATCTGCATCTTTCATACCTGTTTGCACGAGAAGATTTATAAAAAATTGAGTTATCAGCATTTGTTTGAAAAACAGAATCTGCTATTGCAATCACATTATCATCTTCTGGATCATCTAACGGTGCGGTAACAGTATCAATTGCTGTTGCTGCGGAAGCGGTATGATGTTGCCAGTTTTCTCCAGTAGTAAATGCAAACACTGTCTTGCTGTCATAAGCGCCAGCAGATGGGTTTGAGCCTGCAGAATATAAACCTACTTCAGATATCTCGTATCTTTCTTCTGTTGGTAGTTCTGCTGTTAATACAATTTTATTTATACCGCCCTCATTTACAAAACCTCTAGATGAAATTGGAACACGAAACATTTCAAAATCAAGGTTTTCTTTTGTTGCAAAGTTATCCGCTACATCGCCAGTTTCTAGCGGGGTAGGACCACAGCCAACAGCCAAAAATGAAGCATAGGCAGGGGCTTGACCAAGCATATACTTACCAATAATAGTCTTACCAGTGTTAGTTATCAAGAGGTTATTTCTCCAAATTCCGCTTCATATATTGTACCACTTGTAGTTATTTCTACCTGAATTTGTTCATCAATTTCAAGATTAATAGCCTCAATAATCATGTTTCCTGTATTCTGATCTAAATAAACATGTGCCCCATCAGGTCCCGTTCCAGGCTGAGGAATTTTGTTTTCAAGTTTTATAGAAAAATTTGCAAAATATTTATCTGAGGTTGATTGAAGACTAACAATATTATTAGGATT